AGATACACTTGTTCCTGGACCCGGCACCTCACGTTCTGGATACAACGCAAGACGGAGCAACTTCGTTTCTTCACGTTCGACTTTGCCAGCCTCGGAAGCGTGACCAAGAAAGTAAAATTCTCTTGGTGTAGTTGCGTGGATTGATTTCTTAACGTTTAACACTAGTCCAAGCTTCTGATAGGCAATTGAAGCTAACTTTTGGAAATCAACGTCTGTGCCCTTGGGAACAGAAAACGCTGAATCATCTCCTAATACATGAGTTCTAAAGAACTGCCGCCACATTTTCTTCTGTAGGTATATCATGAAGATGAAGTTTAGTATGGAGCCAAGCAATTGCGTCGAAAACAAGCCAGAAGCTATCCCACCAACCTTGAGATACACATATCCATTCGGCATCACAAGCGGGGTTGACACAGCATAGTCGACGAACTTCTCAAATTCGGTCTTCTGCTCAGGGGTTAGCAGAAGGAAGTCCCGGATAATACTATAGCCTAGGCGGAGGGCGTCTGGACTAATGGACGCATCAAATCCAGACCAATCGATCCCCACCCCATCCCCTTTCACGAACAAATTGTCGATCAGGATCGGGAGCTGCTTCAGCATCTTCTGGCCCCAGGGCATTGGTATATCTCGTCCTTCATACGTTTCAAGGAGAGCTTCGATAAACTGACCCTCCCAGAGAATCACTTCGAATGGTATTCCCCACACCAATCGCACTTTTGGATTCTCTACCTCTGCAAGTTGAGTACGTACAAATGCAACTGCCGGTGGCATCGCAGCCTTGGACAGTTTGCCTCTCTTGGCTAAACGAGACAACTTCTTCGCTTCGCGCCGTGCATCGTCTTCAACCTCCCACTTCTTACGTCCGAGAAATGTCCATCCAGCAGACGTGTTTGGTTTGAACGTTACACTGTCAATATCTTTAGGAAGCACTTTCTCACCAGGATCAAATGCAGCTCTAGCAATATTAACAGCTTCCGCGAAGTCAGGATCACCTTTCGGTAAACCTTTGTGCTGTATATCGTACCTAGCAAGTGACGAATACAGGCCTTGTAAGCTCGCGCCAGATCTGGTGTAGCCTTCCAGTTCCGGTGGGATTCCGCCCCACAATTCCTCCATCGCTGCCGCAACAAAAGGATCATTCTCTACGAACGACATGTCCATAGAGTAACCTTTCGTATGCATAAGCAGACGAAGACTAGAAGTCTCCGGCTCATACTTAATCGGAGTTGGCTTTTCTGGGGTTTCTTCCAGAATACCTGCTCTTCGATCAACTTTAGGACGAGGAGTGCTTAAGACGGTACCTTTCAACTCTCGCATAATAGCGCCTTTCCAGTCGCCGAACTAGCATATAGCTCTATGTGTCAATAAC